GAAGTATGACTAGAGGAGCTGTGCCTAAATGGTATAGATATGGTAAATCCTCTAAACTATTCACTTGTGGTGAACATTCAAAAGCAATTCTTGTAGAAGATGCCGCCAGTGCATGTGCTGTTTCACAAGTTGCAACCGGAATAGCCTTACTAGGCACAAATATGAAAGATGCAGATTTAGCATCTCTAAAAGGGTATACTCACATATATATTTGTTTAGATGCTGATGCTACTCGCAAATCACTTGACATTCACAAGTATTTATCGTATTTTATATCTTGTAGTGTCGTTAGATTAACTGATGATTTAAAATATTTTAGTAAAGAGGAGATTAAGAAATTAGTATGGAACAGCAATTAATTAAACTTTTAATGCATAAAGAGTTCTTTGATGCAAATAAAAGTCGTGTTATGCGTTCAATGTTTCCGAACGAATTAGCAGATTTGTATGATACGATTATAAGTGGTCATTCAAGCTATGAAAGAGATTTATCTTCACAAGAAGTTAGGGAAATATATCGTGTAAGCAATCCAACAGCTACTCGTGCTAAACGAGATGCAGTAGCAGAAGTTTTAGTAGATATAGAACATTTACCTAAAATGGGTAAAGATGTAGCATCTGATGTATTAAAGAAAATGTGGCAGCAAGAGATAGGTAGAAATATAGCTGATATGGGTTTAGCTATAATGGAAGGTTCGCCAGAAAAGATACAAGATGTAAAAGCATTAATAGAAAAATCACAAGATGGTTTTGTGCCAGAGGATGATGTAACACCAGTAACTACAGATGTAGATACATTACTAGAGTATGCAGACAACGAAGATTGTTGGGAGTTTAATATACCTAGTCTTGCAAAATCTGTCAGAGGTGGTAAAGCAGGCGAATTTATGATTGCGTTTGCAAGACCAGAGATAGGTAAAACAGCATTTTATGTATCTTTAGTGGCATCACCAAATGGCTTCTGTTCACAAGGTGCAGATGTTCACATAATAACTAATGAAGAGCCTGCACGAAGAACAATGTTAAGAGCAGTGTCTGCATATACTGGATATAATGACAAACAAATATATGCTAATCGTTCACAAGCTAGAGATAAATTCACAGAGATATCTTCACAAATAACAATGGTAGATAATGTGGATGCCTCTATAGAATGGTTGGACAAATATTGTGGTGATAAAAAACCAGATATATTAATAGTTGACCAGTTAGATAAACTTAATGTTATGGGTTCGTTTGCAAGGACAGATGAAAAGCTTCGTAGTATATACACTAAATACCGTGAAATATGTAAGAGGCATAATTTATTTGGTATAGGCATTAGTCAAGCATCTGCAGATGCAGAGGGCAAAACTAATGTAACATATGCTATGATGGAGAATAGTAAAACCGGAAAAGCCGCAGAAGCTGATTTAATTATTGGTATTGGCAAATCCGATATAACTGATAACGCAGATAAAAGAAGATATATAACTATATCTAAAAATAAACTAACGGGATTTCATGGTAAAATTGTATGTAATCTCGATACAGATTTAAGTAGGTACACAGCATGACAACAACATATATAGATGTTGAGACAACATTTGTAATTGATGATAACAAGCGGACAGACCCATCTCCGTTTAATTCACAAAACAGACTTGTTTCAATTCAATATGCAATCAATGATAAAGATATACATTTTCATTGGTTTCATCACAAAGATTTGAGATGTGTTGATACAAGAGACGCATTCACACAAATACAAATTGTTCTTAATAATACAACTTTGTTAGTAGGGCATAATATTAAATTTGATTTAATTTGGTTATGGGAAAGTGGATTTAAATATACTAATAAAGTATATGACACCATGATTGGAGAATATTTATTATTAAGACAGCAAAAGCAAGGGATTAGTTTGTCTGATTCGTGTGTGCGCCGTAATGTCGCCATGAAAAAGTCTGAATTAATAGATGATTATCTTAAACAAGGAATAGGATTTGATAAAATTCCTATGGAGACTGTTAAAGAATATGGTATAGGTGATATAGAATCAACTAGACAATTACATATTGCTCAAAGTAATTTGTATAAAAAATCACACAATTCTATGATGTATAAGCATTTGAAATTAATGAATAATTTTTTACCTGTGCTTGCTACTATAGAACGCAACGGCATAAAAATAGATTTTTCTACACTTCACAAAGTGAGAGCGGATTATCAAAGAGAGCAATCACAACTTAAAATTAAAATGGAAGACATATGTAATGATGTTATGGGGGATACTCCTATTAATTTTGCTTCTCCAGAACAAGTTAGTCAGCTTATCTATTCACGAAAAGTGTTAGATAAAAAGAAATGGGCTGAAGTATTTAATATAGGTCTCAATGAGAAAGGTAAACCTTTTCATCGTCCTAAGATGAGTAATTCTTTATTTGTTCATCATGTAAAGTCAATGACTTCTAGAGTTCACAAAACGACTGCTAATCATTGTCATACATGTAAAGGTCGTGGAGAGTATTATAAAACTAAGAAGGACGGCACCAGATGGAAAAAATCAACCAAATGTCCTGCGTGTCGTGGGGCAGGTTTTGTATATATTCCCATGCCTAAAATAGCAGGACTCACAATGAATCCTAGAGATATTCATGACGTATCTGCTAATGGTTTTGCAACAGATAAATCCACATTAGTGAGATTATTGTCTGCAGCTAAATATAAACAGAATAAAAAAGCAGAAG